ATTAACAGCCTGTGTGCCGTCATTAATAACATCGACAACAAATGACCCTGCCCCTGGAGTTATGCGTTGGATTGTCAATCGTGCGTCATTTGCCCCCAATGTTGAAACACTAACATGCACTCCAGAAGTTGCCGAAACCAAGCTGTTTGTTATTGTAAATCCTTGGGTTGCGGCAGAAGCAGTTGTAAATCCGGTAAATGTTGCAACTCCAACGTTTACGTTTAACACAGATGTCGAAGATGGAGAAGCCTGAGTATCTGTTTGAGCTGTAAAATCTACAAGACCACCTGATGCTACTGTTACGCCGCCTGTTCCTGCATTGATTGTTGTTGCAGAGGCTCCTGTTGTTGATCCGAGAGTGGTTGCGTGCGCAGTTGCCGTTGCACCAATATCACAATTGCCTGTTCCGCAGTCAATAACTACGCTTGTAGCTCCTGTGTTGTTACCTATACTTATTGTGCGAGCAGCGAGTCCGGTACCAACATTGATATTTTGAGCGTCAGCATCAACACCAATCCCAATTGTGCCACCACTTGAGTCGATCGTAATGTTGCCTGTTGCGTTCACATCAAACACACCACCCGCAGTACATGTAAATGCACCCGTTCCTGCTTGAAGATCAAGGGTTGATGTTCCTGTGGTTGAACCTACAGCTGTATTGTGATCTGTAGCATTGGATGCTATAGCTACTGCTCCGGTTCCTGCGTTTAATGTAAGCGCAGTTGCTCCAGTTGCGTTACCTATAGTGATTGTTCGAGCAGCGGCTCCGATTCCTATGTTGATATTTTGCGCATCAGCATTAACACCAATTCCAATTGTTCCGCCACTTGAGTCAATTGTAATGTTGCCAGCTCCATTGACATCAAAAGTTCCACCAGCGGTGAACGTCATCGCACCTGTGCCGGATTGAACTGTCATTGCAGATGTTCCGGTTACTGATCCGAAGGTTGTGCTGTGATCTGTAGCGTTTGAAAGAATAGTGCAAGCACCGGTTCCAGCATCTATATCAACTGCTGTTGCTCCGGTTGCATTACCTATACTGATTGTTCGAGCGGCTGCTCCGGTTCCTATATTGATGTTTTGAGCATCAGCTCCAGCACCAATCGAAAGAGCGCCACCAGTTGAATCTATTGTTACTGCGCCGGTTGCGTTAACATCAACTATGCCACCTGCTGTAATCGTAGTAGCGCCTGTTCCTGCTTGAAGTGTAAGGGTAGCTGCTCCAGTTGTTGAACCTACAGTAACATCATGAGCTACTGCATCAACACCAACATTAACAGCGCCAGTTCCGGATTCAATATTTACCGGACCGTTTGCAGCAACCATTGAAATGCCTGCGGTTCCTGCATCAACATCAATACCACCTGCCGCATTTGATGCATAGATGCGAATAGCGTTAGCAGCAGCTAAGCCTGACGTTACATCAGCACCGCCAACATCAGAGTGCAGGTAAATAGACTGCGCACTTGTTCCCTGGTCAACATGCAATTCATACGTCTCATTTACCCCACCATCAAGATGGAAATAAACAGCTTGTGCTGCGTTGGTATCCGAAGTTACCGTTGTAGTTCCTGCCGATTGTGTAAATCCAGCCTGCGCTGTTACTAATCCAGAAAAAGTAGGAGCATTGTCAACATTGATTGTAACTGTATTGGCGATAGCAGCCGTTGTTCCAACATTGGTTCCCCCCAGAATATTAACGTTGCCAACGCCATCAGGAATCACCGTATTGGCGTCATCGGCAGTATATTGTACAGCAGTTGCCCCTGTTGCGGTAACCGTAATTGCGCCGGCCGCATTACCTATATTTATGCCTGCGCCAGCTGTAAGCGTTGCAGCTACGGGATCCAATCCTGTTGATCCAATAAGAACTTGCCCGTCTGTTAACGCTTGCGTTGCAAGAACGCCTGTTGCATCATTTACCACAATTCCTGCTGCTGCAAAATCACTGATCGTTACATTACCTGTAGTAACCGTTAATCCTGTACCTGCGGTAATTGTGGTTCCTGCATTTACAAATGTTGTTGAGGCTACCGAGTCAAACGTTCCTGTACCTGCGCCAATTGCGATCCACGATGAGTCTCCTGCCGCTATTTCAAGCAGTATATAAACATCATTACCGGCTTGATCAAGCCATAATGCTCCGATTTCAGCTTGATCTGCTGTTGTTGGAGCACGTTGTGCAATAATTGGAAGCGGAGTAAGTGCAACTATACCACCTTGAGCACCATACGCTTCTCTTTGTCCTTGATTTCTTGTTGACATAATTAATCCTAAAAATAAAGGTCATACTATTAACACCCTTACCTTAGAACATGAAATCAAACCGACACAAGCCCCGTTTGCAATATAAAAAATATTGGTCTATACTTTTCTTATAGGAGGCAATATGAATACTGAAAAAAGAAAACTATACAACCTGAAGCAACTAAATATAGAAATCCCCATTGATATGCATAACAAAATAAAGTTTGCTGCTAAAAGAAGAAATATACCAATGAGGACATGGATTTTGAGAAGCCTTTACAAAACACTCACAGAGGAAACATGATGTTGGGACCATTAGTTTTATTAAGTTTATTAATTACTTCTATATATTTAATGATCCCCTTAATAATATTCGCAGGCTTATTATTCTTTGGGATTATATTAAAAATCAAAGAAAAAATTGTTCACTAATATGGAACTCCATTTTTAAAATTTACAATACTATTCGCAAGACTTCCTTTCCCTTTAACAATCGAATCAACCATTCCATCCAACAAAACCTTAGATAATTCTTGTGGGCTTTTAAATAGAAATTTTCCGTATGGTGTTAATGTTCGTGCATAATTACCTAAAAGTAATTCAGGAATTTTTAACGGAGATCTTGCAATTGTTCCTATTGCTCCTCTTTTTACTACGCCATCAAGAGCGGATTTTAAATTTCCTGACTCTGCGATATTTTTGATCGCAGACTCAAAGTCTCTGATTGCGCCGGTTAAATCTTCAGCTTTACCATAAGTATTTTTAAAGGCGGGATTTTTTTCACCGAATTCGTTTAGTGCAGACTTCACTTTATAATTAATTCGTCTCAACGCATTCTTTATGTCGGGGTGCGCTTTTGCTCTATATGCCTCCTTGCTCCAATCTTTCTTAAGTTTCATAAGATCAGACATCTTTACTTTATTAGAGCTCAATACAGATTCTCCCTCGGCAAGGTGCTTAATAACTTTTTGGTTAATGTCACTTTTATACTCAAATTCTTTAGCGAAATCCCTTATTTCGGAACGAATTGTCTTAACCGTAGACTCTGGGGCCTTAACAGTTCCAAATAATTTATTAGCATTTCTATAGTTATCATCTATAGTTCGCTGAACTTTGCTGATAAAATTCTTAGGGTTCATTTTAGAAATACCACCTAGAATCCACTGTGTCGCCAAGTTTCCACCTTTAGCAGTAATATCTGATGTTCCGGCATCTTTAAGAAGTTTTTCAACTGATTCACCTGCTGCGCCACCTACTACATTCGCCGTTAATGTTTCCGCGGGTCCCCCCAGCGCAGCATACATCGGAACTGCTCCAACTACATTATCAAGAACTTGTTCCCATCCTCCTCGTGGCTCTCTCCATTCTTCGGGTAATACCTTCTCACGTAGTTGCCCAACAATCCCAGGCTCATTATATGACTTATGCGCGTCTCTTAATCTATTCTTTAATGCATCAGGAATATTTAAATTGTTTATATCTTCTAAGCTCATACCTTCAGGACGACCAATAGGCGCTTGCAATAAGCCGCCTATTGACCCGGGAATATCAAGAATGGCAGGAATATTTGTTGCTGATCGTGCTAAATTTCGTTTTGTTGCTCCCAAAAAACCTTCCGGCTCATATTCAACTTCTTGCTGTGGAATGTTTTCTACACGATACTGCTCTGCTCCTGACTGTGTAGGGCTATTCGGGGCGACTGAATCATCAAACGAAAGAATCCGAAATTTTTCCTGTTCCATGTTATGCCCTTCGCTTTACAAACTTCCCGTTCAAAATATAACCTCGTTCACCCTTTGAATTAACAACAGGTTGTCCCTCTATTAAATCAATTTGGTTTGTCGATACAGTTTTTCCTGCCAACCTCTTATTTTGTTCTCGTGTTTTTTCATCAACATAACCTTGACTCTTGGCGTAACTTATTGCATCTTTCATTGCTGCGCCAATCTCTTCATTCAAGCTTGATCGTAATTTAGCAGCTCTATCACGTGTTAACTTTTTCAAGTTTCGCGGTGGAATATTGTCATGCTTTTCTATTATTTGATATGCCGCCTGATCTAAGAGCTTGTCACCCTCTGCTGTTTTTTTTATCACACTTAATATTTTTTGCGCGCCATCAGGAGAATTTTTAAGCGTTGGAAATGTCTTCATAAACATTTTAACGACTTCCTGGGCTGGTCTTGAACCGAAAACCGTAGGCAATTGTTTCAAAAAACTTTTTCCTAAAGATTCCATAACTTCAGCATCACCGCCGAATATTGTTGCTGCATTGTCTATGCCAAATAATTTTCCAAATGCTTCAGTTGCTGCATATAACATGGGGCTTGGAAGTTGACCACGAGCAAGAACATCTTCCATTTTAGCAGCCGTTGTGAGAATTTCATCTGCTGACGTTGCCTTTTCATCAAGTCTGTCCAGATATTTTTGTTGAAACGCCCATGCATCTTTTTCTCGTTGAAGCTTGTTTTTTTCTGCTGCAGTACGCGCTCGGCTCTGCTCCTTTGAAATATTATCTAATGAGCGCGAAACAACAGACGGTTTACCACTAGCGGCTGCTGCGGCTAGGGATAATTTCTGTTGTTGTGATAATGGCGCTTGGCCAGATTGAACCTCTGAGGGCTGTAGACTCTGTTGCGGTTTAATTTCTTGTGGTAATGTCGCTTGTGGCTGTTGATTTATCACTTTCATGATTTCATCTATAAATGGTTTCATTCCAGCAGATTCAGTGTTGCTTTTTATATATTGTGCGCGTTCTTGAGGGCTTAACTTAGCTAAGGTTCCTGGAAGCCCCATTTTTTCATATATAGCTGCAAGATCTTTCTGCTGAAAGCCTTCAGCCATTCCTGTGCCCAAACCACCTAAAACTTGGCCTAGTGTACCACCAATGGTTTCACCCCATGATGGCGCTGAAGGCAATACCCTAACCCCTTGGCCTGGGGTTGATCTCTGCCACGGTAGCAAATCGTATATATTTGCCATAATAATTCCTTATTTTATTGGTGTTTAACCCTTGCCAAAATAATTTTTAGCCATGCTGCCAGCTACGGCCGCACCAGCTGGAGCTAATGCGCCAAACAACGATTGCCACAAGGATGGTCGTGGTTGCTCAAAGTAATTTTCGTAACGGGGAGTAAGTCCGGCTTGAAGCATGCTCATCAACCTGCCTATCTCGCTTTCTCTGTTCTGCATATTAAATTGTTGCTGCATTCCGGCAAGATTTTGCGCTAATCCTGCGCCTGCTCCGCCCAAGGCATTTTGAAAGGCAGACGATCTCATGCCGCCCATTCCCGCAAATTGTTCTGATAACTCGGGAACTGTTTGCTCCTGAAACTGAGTTTTATACACGTCCGCAATTGGTTCAAAATCCGCTGATGGAAGGTTTTGCATTCCCCCCATTCCCTGCGATAATAATTGCTGCAATGCTTGTTGCTGTTGTGGATCAAACCGACCCATTTGGGTTACTGAGCCACCGGTTGGTAATTTCATATTTCTTATGCCATTCATGCCGTCATAATTCATCACTTGACCGGCACTTGATCGGCCACCAGACATGAGGCTATTCAGTGAATTCGCTGCACCCAGTCCGGCTCCAATCATGGATATAATTGACATTGGATCCATATTATTCTCCTAGGAGTTAGAAAACTTTTACTATACTATTTGAGATCTCATGTTCAGCATAAAACAGAAAATCTAAAAATAGGTAGTATTATGGCAAATCCAAACGAATTAAAACAAGGTCAATTTCTCGGAACTACGCAGATATATGACCTTGATGTTAAAGCGCAAGATGCAGCTGATTTTAATGTCAGACTTCGTCAAAATCTTAATAATATGGTTATCTCATTAAATGCAAAAGTTGCTGGTTACTACTCACAAGAGGAATATATAAATGGAAAACTCTTCTATCCTGATTATACTCGGGTTGATGGCTATAATGATGCTCCTCCGACTTTCCGTCAAGTTTACTCAAAAACCATTCCAATAGGTGCACTTCCCGGAGGCGGTCCGTATCCACAAACAAAAAGCACAGCGCACAATATATCGGGATTCCCGGCAGCCGGACCGACAACTTTTATTGGTGTAACGGTAACAGGCTGCGCAACAGATCCCGCCAACTTACGATTTATTCCGTTGCCGTATTCTTCATCTGTACTCGCAAACAACATTGCAGTTGAATTAAATGGCGCAAACATTGATATCATAGTAGGAGCTGATTATTCAGCTTTTACTGATGCATATGTGCTTGTGGAATATATAAAATACTAAACTGAGCTTCTGGTTCCGGCACCTTCAGCATAGAACGTCATTGAGTTTATAGAAAATGGTGCAAAAACAACCTCTTTGGTGTAAATATATTCATCTCGTAAGCTCAGTACCATCTGAATGCATTCACCATATCCATGAATGTAAATCTCTCTATACAGTCGACTTCTGTTTACCTCAAACGGTAATGTTGGCAATGGATACATCTCTATAATGTTATCACCAAGTATCGTATCTGATGAAACTGCTGCTTCTGTCATGCCTTCGCTATTTGTATCACAAAAATAATCGAATGTTAAAATACCCGAAGAGGATTTATCTACATCAAATGCAACCTGATTAACCTTTAACATAGCCGCATCAGGATAAAAATTGTACTCCTTGGTTTTTATGTATGGAATACTTACCAAGGCAATCGTACCGCTTCCTGCATATGCTCCTACAGGAGCAACTTCATCCTCTTGCGCCTCAACAGCTACGTCATCTTCACCAACAATTTCAGTAACTTTATAGATTATGTCGTTAAAACCGCTTGTAAACCCTTCAGCATTTTCCAAGATGACATAAGAATCCAGAGATAAATTGTGATTTATTGCAGTTATTACAACAGCTGGCCATGCACTTGTGTCAGCTTCAGTTATTTGCAACGCAGCTGCATTTCGTGATGTTTCACGGTCCATTATAAACGTAAAGCCCTCCTGGTTTCCTGCAATAATATTCTGAAAGAGTGATTGCCCGGTCCCTTCATTCCACCTGCCTGTATCTTCTGACCATACAGATGTGTCTCCTCCCCATGTAATATCATCATTATTCTGATAATATCCAAAAGCGGTAATAGAGTCGTCAAATTTGGCCCACGCTGCATTCATATAGTTATAAACTAATATCTTATTGGGGAATGTCGGATTGCTAATCTGATCAGGATATGACCACATAGCGATCTCATTAAAATAATCTCTTACACCTGCAATTCGCTCTACACCACTATTGCCATTATGTAACTGATTTACAAAGTCAGGTATTTGTTCGTCAATTCTTTTAACCAGCAGACCGTCACATGCATGAACACCAGTTTGCCCTACGCCAAAAACAACCTTATCCAATAAAACACTTGAGAACGTAGACTCTGCACCGAGGGAGTCATCAATCGTTTGCCATACAAATGGAGTTGCATAATTACCTGTATATACAAGTTCCCACGTACTTCTTTCAAAGTAAACTATAAGCCTGTCTTTAAGTATTCGTGCACTTATAATCGCCTGTTTGGTTGGAGCATCTGCCCAACCACCGACTCCTGGCACCTCTTCGTACCAAGAACCTAAGCAGGAAATTGCAGCTCCAGTCGAGAAAATAGGCGACCTGTTCCACGACCATCGGGCTCTTTGCGTAAAGCTTGCATTCTGTGAGGTTCCCGCGCCATTATCAACCGTTTCTAATGTATTTAAACAAACCAGCCTATCTTTAAAGGGAAGAATTATTCTGGCCGACTGTAATGTATAGTTTGCAGGTAGTGCAGCTCCCGTTGCCGTCTTTCTTGTTTGTGGCTGTATCGCATTCCATGTACCACCAGTCCAATACTGAATTAAATCATTTCGATTGTGATTTACCACGAAAAAAGTGTAATCGTCGTTTGCAGCTCCCCGATAATTGCAAGCCCAAAAGAATTGAGCATCAGTTGCTGACCAGGCACCAAGTCCAAGTCGATCCCAACCGACACCATCTCGTTTATAGGCAAACTGAGTATCAAAGCCAATAGTTGACTCATTATTAATTGCTTCGCTTTCATAATAATGTATTCCCATCACCGGATCGGCCGGATAAAAATAAATTTGTGTGTTTAATGCGGCTCCAGTAAATGTAAACTGGCCCGTATCCGTGTCAAATGTTCCCGTTCCTGCTCCGGTTGACATTAAAGCTTGCGGCCCCGTGCCGCCACTGGAAGTAATTACAGTAAATATCTCATTGCCAATCGAAAATGCCTGTCCTACCTCAAATATTGATCCCGGAACAATCCCTGCTGCTGCACCTGCACCATCCGTTGTTCCACCACCTGCGCCGTCCGGATAAAAGTATATTTGCGTTGTAATTGCAGCTCCTGCAAATACGTATGCTCCTGTAGTCGTATCATATGTGTATGTTGTAGCGGTTCCTGTGGTTGTCATAGTCCCCGGAGTTCCATATTCAACAACAGTGAAGATTTCATTTGCTATAGAAAATTTCTGCCCAACCCGATAATCAGTGCCAGGAACCGTGGGACCAACAGCGCCGCCAACACCGTCAGTTATGCCAACACCCGCGCCTCCGCCAAGTGCAACTTCAGAGCTTGGCAAAGCAATTCTTAGGCGTGATCCTAAAGGAATAGCATTGTCTGTATATGTTGTTGGAAATAACCGACTTCCTATACGCTTTCTTACTAATTCTCTCCATACAAAAGCATTTTCAAGAGACTCAAAGGCGTTTTCAGGCAACAACCATGGCTTGCGATCTGTTTCAGTTCCCTGATTATATGGTCCTATAAAAAATGCTTTTTTTGGCATATTAATATCCCATTATTATAAACGTACAAGCAGCATTATAATCTGCGCCTGTTGATTCGTTCTTACCTTCAATTCTTAATGTAGCCGTAGTTGGAAACGCACCGGTAGCTGTACAACTTACAAATCTGGCTATTGACCGCGAAAACGTATTTTTAGTAGAGACAAGCGCCCAATCAAAAACAACCGTTGTGAAGTCCGGTCCCCAATTAACAACAAGATCTTGTGCTCCATCAAAAGTATTAGAACCCCACTTTACAAGCAATCCTGATGGCAGATATGTCCATCCAACACTCGTTTTTCCAGCTTCGGTCACAGGTATTGCAGCGCCACCATTTTCCCGCTGAAAGAACAATTCAGTTGCATTAGAAATTGCACCTTGTTTTGTATATAATGCTCCCTCATTTACTGCTGTTCCAGGATCTGCACCTTGCTCAGGAAGTTGAATTATCTTATGTTTGCCATCATTGGCAACTCCGGCACCTAAATTATAATGATTTGTATTCCATGTAGTCTCTATTGTTGCAAAATTTTGTCGTATGGGAGCCTGCGTTATATTTCTTTGCTGAGGCGCTAAAGGCGTATCATTCCATGCCATAATTTATCCTTTAATAAAAACCGTTTCCCCACCACCTGTTGGGGGCCTTGGTATTATAAATTGTAGCTGCTTCTTTTCCCTGGTTTTGAACGAGCGTTCTGCGCTGAACCAAGTTCTCTTGTTCTTTAAACATAGGCATAATCTGAGCCAATGTATCAGTATCTACCCGATCTTCCAGTATTCTTTTTGCAGCACCCCAGGCTATATAGCTCCAATGTTGCTCAAGCTCAGGGTAATCTGCATCATTTTCAAGCGCATCAGGACGAACATAGGCATCCATGGTAATGCTGTAAACGGCATCAGGAACAGGTCTGACAATAAATTTATTTTCATAATATAAGACCGATTGAGGTTTGCCCAATGTGGATGGAACTGCATGCACATAAATCTTTGCACCTGCATCAGGTGCCTGTGGAAACGTAAATGAATATACGCCAGTCTTGTAATTTATTGATCCATACGCAGCTGCGCCCTCTGGCCAGACAAGATCGCCATCAATTAAAAATTGGCCGGTAGTTGCACTTCTTTGCGGCGAATCCGTTATTACTAACTGCTCGCCATTTGCATCGTACGAGCTAAATATGACCGAATACGGTACAACCGGAGCACTTGAAAGCGTACCCGCATAAAGAACTGTCGCTCCATCTCCAGTCGCTATCTGTATTCGCTGTTGGGTTGGCGGATACATACTATAAAATTCATCACGTGATTGGCTTAAATATATTTTTGTTCCATCACAAAAGACCGGCGTGCTTTCAGTGATATAGGCATTCTTAAAGTTATATAATGGATCCTCTTCACGTATAGGCGCACCGGGTCCTGATGTAGTTTCATATATATCTATATACGGTGTCGTGTAAAAAGTAAGCGTCTTTTTAAATGTAAATAGCCGCAGATTTTCCGGCATATCATAAATAAGAAAATCATTTATATAACGAAGAAGCTCATTTTCAGTAATTTGTGACGTAGAAGGCGCCTTGATTATTCTACGAACTTTAGTTTTTATATCCGCTAATGTTGCCATAATTCTCCTTAACTTACATTCCTAAGACTAAGATCTGTTCTCGATGTTATATTACCAATCGGAATCACCAAAGCAGTAGAATAATTATAAGGCGGTTCTACGGGGGCCAAGAAGGAATCGTAGTTAGTAGTGTTAATATCCATACTGAAAGTGTCATCACTCAATACGGAAATCTTTCCTGTCTTATTGTTAATCTGGCTCATGCCAAAACTATCAGGTACCAAGATCCTTACAATAATATCAGACTCATAATCGTGATCGATAGTTGTTTGTATAATTACCGGATTAGATTTTGATATGGACAATATCTGTCGCATTGCTGGTTGAAATCGCGGATCAGGATCTGTATACCAAATAGTCATTATAGGCCTATTTTTTTCTTAATGGGGGTAATTTTACCGATTTCACCTCATCAATATGCGTTGTTCCCAGATCTTGCATATCTATAAACTCAAGACTCTCCAACATAAACCTTCTTTTCCTGCTTTGTGTGGTCATAGTTGGCCGTCCACTGGAATCTAGAAGATATTTATGTTCAATTTGTCCGACATTATTATTCAAATGCTTTATAAGATGAACCGGCAATTCATAATCTTTGCCATCTTCAAGCTCATATTGCATAAGTGGATCTTGCTCATATTTTCTGTAAGGAAATGACACCTTTCCACCCGGCATTTCAAGGTTTCTGAATCTTACCTTAACGCGCTGACTCTCCTTCTTATACAAAGCATCTAAATCTGCCGGCGCCTTCTTAACCCGCGTTCCTGTTTGAATTAATATTTTCTCACTCTGACTCATAAAACTCCTTAAAAAGGGGAGGGGGAATCCCCTCCCTATTACTATTCAGCTAAGTTAGAAAATGATTTTCCTGCTATCCAGTAGATTTCATCGTTGTTGCTTCCCGCAGGGTTCACCGTTCCGGCGACCAGTCTCATTCCTACATATGAAGTATTTGTCACTGCATCTGCAAGCAGATCAACCGCACCCAATAACGCTGTTCCTGTATCCATTCCAACTGGAACTACTGTTGCAAATGTAGCCGGATAAGATGCTGGAAGTGGGAACGTAAAGGCTGTAAACGCAGTCGAGTTTATATTGGTTGTTATGGTTGAAGCTGTAACAGCTGTGACTGTTGCTTCTAAGCCATTTATTTCGGTCATACTGTATGAATCGTCAGCCAAATTAACCCTAATTTTCTGACCTACTGTATAACCATGCGGAACAGATGTAGTTATAACAGCATTTGCTGCTTGAGAAATATTTACGATATATCTCCAGCGCGGGTAAAAAATTGGATCGTAGGGGATCCTTCTCCAGAATCCAGCTGTTCCAGCTGCACCAGGAGCATTTGCCATCGCATAAGCCATTCTAAAGCTTGTATTTGCCACTAGCGTGTCAATAGAGAAATCCCAACCGCCAAGTGTTTGAGCAGCTGTTACACTTGAAAGACGAACAATATCACCATCAGACAGGCCAGCAGTGCTTCCGGTAGCGACTACTGGTTGTGTCGCATTTGTTGTACCTGTAACTGCAACTGCCGCAGATGGGGCTGTATTTGAAGTATCAACTAAAAAGAATCCGCCACCTGCAGCAATTTGGTCAACCGCAACGGTTTGGTCTGCTGCTGGATGGTAATATAGAAGGCCGCGACCATCAGTCATTCCACGCTGCCAGTAAAATTCAAATCCATGTCCATTATTTGCAGCATCGGCTTCTGTAAGGTTTACTACACGCATCCAATCAACACCGGCAGGAAGTACAATGTTTTTTGCGTTTCCGTCTGCAGTAAATGAACCTTGTATTAATATTGTGTTATCCATATTTATTCCTTAAATATTGCGGGTTGCACGCATGTTAATAACCCAGGCATCATTTACAATTCGCGATGCAAATGCCATCTTCCATGCAACAGACGCATTTTGAGCTAACGGATCTGAATAAATTGGAGGTCTGTATATAAACTGACTTCTATAACGATCCTGCTCAACCATCATTACGCCTTCTGTTGCAACGCAGAAAATATTTAAGACATCTGCGCCATTTGCTGAGGCATTTGGAGTAATCGAACCATCACTAGACACAAAGAATCGAAGATTCTGAATTGAGCCCCATTCTGAAGGCAACAATGAAGCTTGTGACGGATATTTAGATGCATGCAAGAAATCATTAACCGAGTTAAGATCAGCCGTAATAGAGGTATGCGCTAAAGCCATGTATGCCGATCTGATTGGACCTGTGCCGAACTTATCTGTTCCCTCAATATTATCGGCCAATGTTTTTGCATCATTTCCAAGCAATGCTTGAACTACAAATGAAACGTCAGCAGAGGTAATATTTGTTGGGTTATCTCCGTTTGTTCCACCAAGACAGTTGATCATTGCTGCAGTTGCAGCCATCATATCACGAACCAAATTGTCTTCAGTTTCTCTCAGTTGGAAACCGGCGCGTACTGAGTGATTAGTTAAAACTTTGTCCTGATTTTGCAAGGAAACCTGTTCGTTGATTTCATACCATGCGCCATAAAACTGCATTTCAACGTCAATATCTACACGATCGAGATTGGTTGACGGAGGTGTAACACCTGTATTTCCTAATGGAACCAATGCGGGATCGGGTTTTGCATACCTGCTGAAACGTGCTGTATTACCGCCATTTGCAGGCATTAACACTTTCTCGCAGGGCAATGTATGAATTAAATTAGGGGTTGGCGTGCTAAGCATTCTCTCAATAAAGGTCTGTTGAACCTGTGAGGGCATCAGCGTTGTGGTTGTTACTGCCATAATTATTCCTATTTTATTAGAATAAACAAAACAATTCAAAGAACTGGCGAAGTTCAATACAGCCTAGGATGGCGAATCCCAATACAGCCTGGGTTGGCGAATCCCAATACAGCCCGGGTGAGCGAATCCCAATACAACTCAAGTTATGTATAACAATAAAAATCAGAAATACACAAGAAAAAAGGCTACCCCGAAAGGTAGCCCAAAAGGAGAGTAGTTAATGAAGAACTTAATAACCCTTTAAAATAGCCTTCGTTTCGGCCCAAATCTCCTTTTTGCGTTTATCGGAGAGTCCATGAGCAAAAGCATTGGCCTGAGACAATGGACTGTCTGTTTCAGACGGCCCTATTGATGAAGCAGGTCGAGGCTTTGCCATATTTTTATCAATTGATTCTTTTTGCCTGGAATAGTCGGGCTTTGATAATCCATAACGCTTGATCATCTTATATGTGGCAACAGCCTTACTATAAAAATCAGGATTTACCGATAACGTTGCATATACTTCAGGCTCAGAATCCTTAAGCATCTCTATTGTGTCTTTTGTCACAACCTCTGAAAAGTCTGGAAACCGCGAACGAACTTCAGATTCTACCATCTTTGACTCTATTTGAGCCATTCGTTGTTCATTGCGTTTTCGCTCTTTCTTAAGATGACGTGCCTCTATGAGATCATCATCACTTAGATTTTCTTCTTCAGGTTCTTGTTCTGGTTGCTCTGGCTTGTACGAACTGAGCCTTTTGATGAGTTCGTCACGCTCTCTCTCTGCCCGCTCTTTTTCCTCTCTGAGGACACGCCAGTTTTTGACTGACTCGGTGTACTCTTTTTCTTGCGGGGTTTGCGCGGCTTGCTCTTCTTTGGCTTTGGGCTCCTCTTGAACAGATTCAGAAGGCTCCTGAGTAGTTTCATCAACATTCTCCATGGGTTCAGTATTTTCAACCATATAACTCCTCTATATGTTTATCACTCTTATTAACTATTTCCAATGCCTTATGCAATAATGTTCCATCGTTAAAATCCAAGGCTATTTGCGTCATTTCAGGCGCTCTTGAATAATACTCAATTGGATTTTCAATTATTGATTGAACTGTATGTTTTTCAGGAATTGACCAAAGACACTCTATTTCATCAACCTTGCGATTATACGCATAAACCGTCTGATCATAATGAGGCGTAGGACAACTAAGCCTGTGAAAAATATAATTTCTGACAACATTTGGCATTAACCGTTCACGCTTTGATTCAATTACCACAAAGAAGTTCCCCAAATACGATTTAATTCCATCATTAACGGTATTTTCCAGCTTTTTAGTGATATCTTTAAATTCTTCTGGAATTATATCGTTGACTTCATGCTTGTCTGCGCTCTGTGACAATTCTTGCGACAACTGTCCTGCGGTTTTATTACTATTTTTTGTCATTTCTCTCCTATACTGTAAGAAACGAAGGAGTATTTATGAAAAAAACACTGCTATTGTTCTGTACCATACCACTTTTTTGCATGGAACAAGAAGAAAAAAATCGTGACCGTAAAGGTTCTATTACAGTTACTATTGATCGTGGCTATAAGAAAAAACATCGGGCTGCATATAAACTGGCGCACTCCGCACTGAACGGTCACACCGACGAACACATAGTAAATGCAATTGGATATGCCCTGGAAAAGGATAGAGAGGGTCTTCTCTATCAAAAGATGCCTCAAAAAAGAGCAAAAGCTAAAAAAGCAGTTAGCGACAAAGCTATTAATCAAGAAAAAGCTGTTCGCTATATAATAAAAGAGTTGCTAGAACAGAAAGAAGAGAAAGAAAAAGAAGCTGCAAGCCAATCAAAGAAAAAATACACTGTTGCCCTAATTGGCGCAGCTACGACGTTAATAAGTACAATAACCACAGCTCTTGCCATGTACTTCAATCAGGATTCTGCCGAATAACGCGCTCTGACAGACGCTTCTGCTTTTTGTTTACTAGTGGAATAGCCTACTATCTTCCAGCTATTTCCTTCTTTTTTTAGTATTTGCCAGCCCTTTTTTGTTTTTCTTCCTGTTTTCCATGGCATTTTTAGACCTTTCCATCTTTTTTTCCATCTTAGCAAGCTCTTTATAATAATTTTTAGATTCCAGCAAGTGAGCTTCAGCAATTTTAGCTGTCTTATTTAGGCTTCCCTTAGTGACATTAGTCTTATTGGATATTCCACCCTTACTTTTAGGCCCATGTTCAAGCTCTACAATTATCCCCTTATGAAACTCTTTTAAGGGAATCTTATTAGTGTTAATTTTTAGCTCTTTAGCAAGCTTTTTGGCTTCCGCCATTGTTTTCTTTGCCATTATTTTTTCTTTCGTTTGCGTGACACCTTCTTTAATGTTTCTGCTAAATGAGCACGCTTGCGTGTCTTTTTATTCTTGCTTTTCTCTGCTTTTTTAATCGCGCTCATTGGAATGTTTTCTTCTTCAGGAACACCAAGAGTTTTTGAAAGTGCACCAGGTTTCTTAATTGCGCCGGCTATCCAATTCTTCTTTTTTGTCTTAGACTTTTTTGGGGCCACTTTAATCCTTTAGGAGTTATAATGTTAAATCTTTATCTTTATATTTTATTATTAATTCAGCCGATAGAAATATATGACTTTATCATATGGAAAGAAAGCAATATTGCTATAATCCATGAAGAGATCAAACTTGCCTTCAATGTCGAAGATGTCTGCGATATAGTTCACACTAAAAAGCGGACCATTCCTGATCCGCTCCGAATTAAATAACTGTTTATTCATATCTCTTTTATCATTTCACAATAAAATCGATTTAAGTGTTTACCACTTACCTATTTTGTTTTTTCTATTAAAAAACTTAATATCCTCCTTCATTTGCCTATCGGCTGATTCCAGTGTGTCACCATACATATAACCATCACCTCCATATGGACATTCAGGAAACATGCCCATCTTCTTTTCTTGTGGAAGATTTGCAGGAGCTGACTCATCATTCATGACGAATGCAGTCTTGTTATAATAGCGTTTTGCCATCATACACCTCTTGTAGAAACTGCGGCTTTACCCGCAAGGATTATACCCTCTATCTACCCCAACTCTCCTTGAGTTGGACCAGGCAATATTGGATTACTTTCTTCTACCATAGTTTCTTGCTGAGGAGAAACAGTTTGTGGCTGCCTAACCTCTCCAAGATTCTGTGCTTCTTCTTGTTTTGCCTCAACTTTAGCACCAAGCTCTTGTGCTTGTAATACTTTTGTAAGTTCAATAAGTGTTCGCAAATTACCTAAATCAATTGACTCAAGTTCTTTGAGCGACTTTACTATA